GTAGCTGCACAATGTAATATTATCTTATTTATCTTTCGCATTAATGTCTTTGAAGTCTTGCGTTACTTCTTTTGCTCTTGCAAATAGGTTCTTAAGTGATGCCCATAAGTCAATACCTTTAACTGCTTTAAAATTCTCATTGATACTAATTACTTCAATAGATACTAAAACTAAAGCTAAAATTTTAGTCGTTAGAAGTTGTACACTAAAAAATGTTAACACTATATCGTTTAAAATGTAGTAGTCTATCAAGTAGAAAAGCATTACAGTAACTTCGTACAGAAGAATCTTAGATATGATCGCACTAAGCTTTCTGCTTGTTACTTTCGTTTTTAGCTTGTAAGATTTCCATACGCCTGTAAGCGTGTCTAAGATGACAGAAACACCGATTAAAATAAGAATGCCACTAATAGGCAAAAAGAAGCTGCTAACAATTGCGAATAGTTGCATAGAATAAGTTTGTAGTTTAGTTGTTAGCAATATTAACTGTGTTTTCATCGTTCAAGTTGTTCCACTAATTGGTAAGTTAAATATATTCCAAGAAAAATACCAATGCAACGTAAGTGAAAAGCACCATTATTGAATAATGCAAAGCAAGTAAAATACCCAGCAAGAAAATATAATATGGATAAGACTTTAGTATGCATTAGATTTTAGATTCTACAGGTAAAGGTTCAGACCATTCTGCCGATGCCATAAGCGCTAAAGCTTGGTCGTGTGTCATTACTTCTAAAGGCGTAACGCTTCCGTCTGCAATAAAGCTTGGTTCCGTGTTCCACTTGATTACGAATTGCAATCCGTCTAATGATTTGCGTATCGTGTTTTCGTCAGTTTCTCCGATTTGCGAAAAGTCAATTAAAGGCAAGTCTGCGATATTAATTGTTGCGTATGTTTCTGCTTGTTTTTTCATTGTTATTTGTTTTTATGTAGGCACATCTGTGCTAAAAGTTGTAAAGTTTGTCATTGTCAAGTTTGCGCTTCCGTTTGTATCTTGGATTGTCGGTGCGGTATCTCCGTCTCCCATGCGATACCAAGTTGTTGGATTTGGCGCAGTTGCTAAAGTGTTTAAGTCTACAACTGAACCACTTGCATAAATTTCTGCTACGTTTGCTCTTTGGTCTGAACCACTCCAAATTGCAACTTCATCCATATTGCCATCAAAAGGACTTAAATATCCTTGTGTTTCTTCTGCTATCATTAAGCCTCCACTACTTGTATCGAATTGTGTTCTACTACCTAAGTTATCAATGGCTGTTTGGTCAATACCATTTATAAATATTTTACCTTCATCTGTTGATGGTAAATCAATACAAATTAAAACGTGATTCCATTGGTTTAGATTAATAACATTTTGATTTGAATAAAGGTAATAAGACGTAGTATTCATAGACCACCTAATCCTATTGCTATTATCTAAAAAGCATAAAAATTGACTTCGAGATGTTTGTGTATTTCTTGGTACGTGAAAAAGAATACCATACTTAGCCGTATCATAAGTAGGTTTAATCCAAAATGAAAAGGTTGCTTTATTTTGCCCATCTAATTCTGAGTAAGTTGAAGCAGTTTCGCAAAAGTCATCAACACCGTCTACAGCTATTGACTTAGTGTTAGAAAAAGACGGAGTCGCAGCCGTTCCTGTTAAGTTAGTTTCGGGACTATAGCTTAGTCCTTGTATTTTTCCCCAATTAATTGTATTGCTCATATCGTTCGTGTTTATGTAGGTACGTCAGTTATAATATTTCCGCTTGTCATATTGGTCATAGTTCCATTATTACCTCCCGAACCGTTGTCGGTTAGTGTTGGGAAAGTATCTCCGTCGCCCATACGCCACCAACTAATGGGAGATAATGAAGCTAAGTCGTTAGGCACACCACTATTGTATATAGTAGATGCGTTTGCGCTTTGGTCACTATTCCATATTGCCACTTCGTCAATACCACCACTATAAAATAAGTCATTATCTCCTCTCATGCCTATTTCAAGATTGACCGTATCATTGTCTATTGTACCGCCCGCACCCGCATTTGTAGCTTCAAGATTTCCGTCTACATATATTTTTAAGTTGCTTCCGTCATTTACGCCTACTATGTTATGCCAATTACCATCGCCAATATTTATGGTTGTGGATGTTACATTAACAAGACTATTGCTTTTTACTATAAAAAATCTTGCTCGGAGCGTTCCCGAAACATCAACAACTACTAATGCAAAGTTTCTGTTTGATAGATTATCTTTTGAAACTACAAATCCCGTTGCACTCATTGTTGTTTTTACCCAAGCAGAAATAGTTAAATTACCTGTAATCTGCAAACTACTTGCATTTCCACAGTCAACAAAGTCGTCTACACCGTCAAACCTTATGCTCTTTGTATTAGAAAAAGACGAACCTACTTTAGCACCTTGTCCCCATCCTATGGTATTATTAACTGCTCCTTGACCGTATTCTATTGTATTCATTTTCTTAAGTTGTTATGTCTCCGAATAAGTACCAAGTATCTGTTGCTACTTTTAATATTGTTGCAACTGCGTATTGAGCTGCAAGTTTCGTCTTTCCGCCGCTTGAGTTTACCGTTACGCCTGTTGTTGGCGCAACCGTTACTTGACCTGCGCCACCTTGAATTAATTCGATCCGCGTACCAATAGGAAAAGCTGTTCCGCTATTCAATGGAATTCTTGCATCTATTGCACTACCGTTTGTAAGCGTTACCGTTTTGTGCGCATCCGTTAAAACAAGGTTATAAGTTGTTACCGTTTGAGCATTGATCGTACTGTCTTTTAGTTGTGCGCCATTAATTTTCTTAGATACAAAACCACCACTACCATCACTTTCTGCAATAGCAAATTCGTCTGTACTTGCTAAGTTGCTACTTTTTGCCGTTAGTTGGCTTATCCGTATTTCTGCCATAGTATTTTTTTAAATATAATTCTAAACGTTTAACGTTTTTTGCTTTTGGTTTGTATTTTATAATACCCATCCTGTAAAATTATTGTAAGTATTCGGGTACATATCACTTCCGCTATTCGTGTTGTATTCGGGAAACAATGTACTGTTCTGACAAATGTAGTCTATAAATCTTTCTTTGTAATGATCGTAAGTCTTTCGTTCACGTTCTACTAAATAGTCTATTTCGTCTTTGCTTACTGTTTCGCTATTTTCTGCTCCGTGTTTATATACGCCTTTGTTTCCTATTGTAATAGCTGCAAACGGCAAATACTCCAACATTGAAGCGTGTATAAGGCAAGGTTTAATATAAGTCGTTAGAAGTGATAAATACGGATCTGCTAAAGTACCTGCAATTATTTCTGCTTGTATCTTTTCAAGAAGCTTTGTGCCTAACATACCTTGTATGTGTATGTCCTGGGCAATAGAAACGTACTGAATAAACTTATCTACATCTACATTACCGTTTACAGAAGTAAACCTTACTACATCGTTTCTTGATATTAAAAGTGCTTTTGCCATTTGTTTCTATTTTGGGTATGCGCCTTGATTCGGCATATTTACAGGTGCTACTTCAGATTGCTTTGTACCTCTTGGCATTTTGTTATATGTCTTAGGTATTGTTCGTGTTTTTTTATAGTCTGCTAAATCTTTACTTGGTTCTGTACTTTTCTTCAAACGATAAAGCACTTTTTTGAATATATGTCTGCAGTAAATTCCGCCTTTCCACTTAAACAAATCGTAACCTTGACCTTTATGACCAAGTTGCTTATTTACTCCGTCTCTTGATGCTCTATCAATGTCTTCAAGTCTGTAAACTATTCCGCTTTTTGACAGTCTCATCATATTAGTACAAAAGTCTCTTGACTTGTTACCATCTTTCATTGCCTTTTTACTTCCTACTGCGTACTTGTAACGTATCTTATAGTTCTTACTGTCTAAATAACTAAATGCACTACCGTTGTTATTAGAGTAAATTTCGTCTGCAAACTTTCTAAGCAAACTTTTCTTTTCGTCTATGCAAATAGTCGCCCATTGTTCATCTGTCAATTCTGTATCGTCTGCGTTAAGTTCGTCTACTAATTCCCATTCATCATTTACTACTTCGCCTTCAAGATTTTCAAGTATAGAATCACCGTGTTCGCAGCTTAATTTTGGTCTGTCGTCTTCGCTTAGTTCTACACCTGTTTCTTCTTCAAGTTCTTCTGTTCCTACTTGTACACCGATTTCTACAAATTCAAGTGGTTTAAGTGTCTTAAAGTACAAGTTTAAGCTTATGCCGTTGTAAGCAAGTATTTCGTCAAACGCATCTGTAAGCATTTCTTGCATTGGCTTAATGACCATATTGTTGAATAGCGCAAAACTGTCTTTTAATTCGTCTGCATTACTACTAAAACCTGTGCTTGTATTTGCTATTCCAAATAATAAAGGTGACGTACAATTATGCGACAACATAATTTTTTCAC